TTCTGATACGTTGAAAGTAAAGTTATAAATTTTTGGATTCTGATGAGCAGCAAGTCCAAATAATATTCTGTGTTCATAACCATCAGCAAAACGAACTGTTCTAGTATTTGGTGCGGATCTTTTTTGCTGTCCGTATGTTGGTGTAATTGATGGAAAAGTAGCCATTATGCAAGTAAACCTCCAGGTCTTTTTTGTTTAATTAATTCTGTCTCTATAGCTGCTGATAATGCAAGTCCTAATGCTCTACCTTCATCTTCATCGCCTTCCACATTAGAACCAGAAGCATCTACGTTTACTACAATATTCATTCCACCCATACCACCTAGTTTATGATTTGGAATTATTGTACCTGCACTATTAGGAACAAAAAGTTCTGGACCTCTTTCTCCTACTAATGAAGGTCTACCAACAGGAGGTCTACCACCGTTAGCAAAATTCTTCATCGTAACTTCTCCTACTGGTGCTGCGGTAAAACTTGATAAAGGATCGCTTACTGGTGTAGTGCTGAAATTAAATAAGTTACCGAATAAACCTAGTATGCCTTTTTGGAATTGGGTTGCGACCATTCGAGCAGCAGTATCAAGGAAGTAGTCTGCTACTTTGTTCAACATATTTCTAAACGCATCGGCAACAGTCATTGTGCCTCTAATTATGCCTTTAAATGAATCTTCAAATGATTCGCCCATTGCTTTAGATAAAATCACAGCTTGTTTAGCTGTATCATTTAAATCACGCATTTCTCTGTTTAATTCATCCATACGACTTATTGCTGGATCGGCTGCATTTATTCTTTCATTTCCTATAGCAATAACTAAATCTCTTTCCAATATAAGATTTTTGATTTTTTCTTCTTGTGCTTGTATTTCTCTCTTGTTTCCGTCACGTTCTATTACTTTTAATTCAGCCCTTTCTATGGCGAGTTTTCTATCAACTTTAGCTACCTCTACTTTCTTTCTTTCTATAGCAAGGTCTTTTTCACTTGCATCTCCTCTTATAACGCTGGACTGCATTTGCTGTAGCCTTAGTTGATCTCTTAGTTCATTTCCTTGAGCTTGAAGTATTTGCTTCTCTAACTTAAATATTTCAGCCAATCTCTCAGCATTGCCTATTTTCTCTTCCAGACTCTTAACAATATCTCGTGCGTTTTTCTTTTGAGTTCTTAAACCATCGTTTTGAAGTTGTATAGTTTTTAAATCTCGACCATGTATTTTTTCAATATCCTGACTAACCTTAAAGGTACTTTCTCCAGCCTTAATTCTTTCTCTTGCAGAATTTAATATTTTTTCATTAGCCTCAAATAAATCGTTTTTAACTTTTAAATCGGCTCTTGCTGTATCTAATTCGGGTTTTAATTGATCAAGCGTATTAAGTGACTCTGTTATAGACTGTTCAACTGTTTTATTCGAGTCTGCTTTAGTTGTGTTATTTTTACCTCCCATTATTAAGTTCATAAACTTGAAGAACGCTGTTAACGGTCCAGCAACTAGAGAGTTTATTTTCATGCCTAAGTCTCTAGCTAACATTCCAAACTTATCCATTTCTTTATTCAACATTTTTATAGGCTCTAACTGTCCTGGCCCTACACGATTTTCTAGAGTTATACGAGCAAGTTCGGCTGCGGTTCTTTCTAATCCAGCAGATTGAAGAGTTGATATAGTTGTACCGACTGATTTATCAAAAAACTTTATACGTTCTGTAAGTACCTGTATATTTTTTGATGGGTCGTTTAAAGCACTTCCTAATGTATTAAGTCTATCTGCTGTGTTATTAAATATTTGAAGTAATGAAGTGGCAACAAGACCTCCTGCAAATCCTCCCATCTGACCGCCAAAGGCAGCACCGATTCCACCACCTAATCCACCAGCTACCGCACCTGGTAATCCTTGTCCAAATAAAAGGGGAAACGAACCACTGATTAATGCACTTGCAGCAATGCCCTTCCCTTTGGGCTGATTTCCTCCACCTCCACCTCCTCCACTTTTAGGTCTATTAACAAAATTAGCTTTTTGCTTTTCAAGCTGAAAAGTTTGTTTCTCTACTTTTAGTTCGTTTTGTTTAACTTTTAAAACTGCTAATTCGTTTTTAAGTTCTAAATTTCCTATTTTTAGTTTTTCTCTGCTTTCTTGTGCAGCTTGTCTACTTGCCTTACCACTAAGTGCCATTCTATTTAGTTTGGCAATACGCTCCTCAAGCTGTCTTAATTGATCTTTAGCCTGTTTTGTATCTAGTTTTATATTTACTTCGTAATTAGAGGCCACTACTTTCTAATAAACATTGCTTTTAGTTTAGCGTAACTTGCGGTATTGAGCCTTCTTTTTCTCATCTTCGTAGGCTTTTTCCTCTCTTTCGCCTTTTAGAGTAAAGTATGCGTTCCATGCACACGCTTCTTCTAGTGTCATTTCTTTTTTAAGCTGAGACAATGTTATTCCTAGCTTTTCCGCTATAAAAAACTGTAAGTATAAATAGTTGTCTTTATCAAGTTGTGCTTTTTACGGCATCGGGGGTAGCCTCCTCGCCCAACTCTTGCATTTTTGTCATAAGCTCTAACAACACTGCCAAAGGTATTTCTCTTCTTAAACTAGGCTTGTCAGCTTCAACAAATAGCTTTTGACCATTTTCATCTTCGGCTTTATTTATAATGACTTGCAGAGCAAAGTCTAAGTTTCCCTCTTCTTGACCTCTATTAGATGCTGCTAAAGTAGCATTTATGGTATCTCTATCTGCAATAGTTAGAGGTGACCAGTAAACCTTTAAAATTAATTCCCCGTTTTTGTAAATAGGGTAACTGCTTTTGTTGCTGATGCTAAATGCTTTCTTTAGCTTGTCAATTGCTCTATCTGTTGGCATACAAAGTAAATAGTGTATTCACTTACTATACTACTACTTTATTACTTAAAACCAACCTTTTTAAACGCTTTAGCAATATCAAACTTTATAAAGTTACCTTTTGTATAAATATTGTACCAATTAGGTCCTTTTCTAGCTGTTAAAGTAAATCCCTGCTGACGATGGCCTTCATAAGTTACAGGCTCTCCATTTATACCAGGTCTTGTTTGACCTGGTGCGTTGATTGCAAAGCCAGCATACTTGGCTCTGTTACCAACAAACAAATCTTGGTTCAATGTTACATTCGGAACTCTGGCATTTTTTATTCGTCTACCTGTAGGATCTGGAATTAAATAACTGGGAAAATCTGGTTTTCTTTCTCTTGTGGGTTGCACTGGGTTTTTGGAAACGACCCAGTTCTCTCCGAATGTTCCTGTCCACCAGGGGCCTTCTTCGGTTAGTGTTTTTACAACAGTTTTTGCTAATTCTTTCTTACCTTTTACAAGTTTCTTTTCAAGATCTTCGGTTAATTTTGTGATTGGTTTAGCCATTGGCAGTAAATTGACAGCTTACAACTGATAGATAGTGACTATCTCCCTCTACAGTAACAGAAGTTGGTCCTTCTACCTCAGAAACTCTTGGAGTTACGGAAAATGTATCGGAATATCCTGGAGCGTTTACTGAAATCAATCCATCAATAACTGATTCAGCTATAGCAGATGCAACAGCACTTCCTTTATTTGGAGGTGTCATAATTCCACATCTTATTGAACCAGCATAATAATCCGATGCAGCACCATGAGTTTGTGTAGTGGACTGTGTGAAGTCGAGGCTTACCATCACATACTTTTTATTATTACCTGGAGTTGTAAAAGGCATATTATCAAATACGACTGTTACTGTGTTATCGGCAGCAACTACAGCAGTTTTAATTGCGGTTTCAAATGCTGCTCGTGCGTTTACTAAAGTCATTAGAAAATAACATCAATACGAAATAAATATTCTTGCCCACCTTTTACAGTAAGAACATTTGTAATTTTAGCTGCTCTAGTTGAACCAGAAAAAGTTAATGTAATTTCATCTTGTAATAAAGGCTGACTATCTCCAATCAAATCAGGAGTTACATATAACCTTGCAATATTTTCTTGGAATCCACTTTCCTCTTCTGATCTAACAAATTCAATCGGTACTTTTATGCTGTAGCTGACATCAGTTGTAGATATTGCACCAGTTGAAGTGTTATACACGGGAGATGTTTTTCTTGTATAAGTAATACTAGTATCTAAAGAATCTCCTAAATCAGCTATAACCTGTTTAGCTATTTTCTTTAATGCTGTGTCTAGTTGTCCTGCCATTAGCCTCTTACCACCCTAAGTTGGAAACTTCCTGCTCCACCTAGCATATACGCTCCAAGGTAACTTTGTAACCATGGATAAACGTCTAAAATATTATTTATCGATCCTGTTCCTTGGCTATCAGTGTTGTATTTAACTTGAATATCTCCTAGTTTTACTTCAGAAAAATTACCATCTTTTCCTGTAGTACCAGTAATAGCTCCAGTATCATTTGCTAATGCTCTGGCTAGCTCATATTGTGCGTATTTGATACCGTTTGGAATTGTTGTGCAAGCTAGTTCAACTCCATCAACTTGGTAGTTTGTTCTTGGGAATTTTAGTGCCTGGCTTTCATCACATCTATCACCATAAAATACTAAGGTGTCGATCCATCGGGTAGCTGATATTAATGCTCTTTTCTTCTGGTCATCTGTTTTATTAGTCCAAGTAGAGGAGTCTGGAGAGGTGTCGAAATAATCATTAGACTCAGACAAAGTGACATAACTATTAGCTGTTTCACTTTTTATAGTTG